TCTGCCTACTTTTGGCATTGGCCATCTTGTTACTGAATGGGATGAGGAATATGGATGGGAAGTTGGAACGCCTGTCAGCGAAGATAGATGCAATGAATGTTTCGACACCGATATCCAAACAGTCCTCGCAGACTGCAACATCCTATATCCTGACTTTAATGAACTCCCAGAAGAAGCCCAGAGAATAATTGCAAACATGATGTTTAATATGGGCCGACCAAGATTGTCCAAATTCAAGGGCATGAAACGAGGAGTAGATGCGAGAGATTGGAACGCAGCTGCAGATGAGATGGTAGACAGCAGATGGTATCGACAAGTAACTAAAAGAGCAGATAGACTTGTTGAAAGAATGAGGAATGTCTAAATTCCCATATGGTGGATATACTCAAAGAGATTGGGAAAGAACAGTAGGGTGGGGTAAAGTTCCACCAGAATATAAACATGAAGAAAGTGATAATGATGAAAGAATACAACCACAAGACGATAAATCTCCCAGAGATAACAGCAACAACGACTGACGGAGTTCGTTTATACGAAACGCCAGAGGGTAATAAGTACCCATCAATCACTACAGTTCTTTCTGTAAGAAATAAGAAAGGACTCTTTGAGTGGAGAAAAAGAGTTGGCGAAGATGTAGCGAACTATGTTGCAAGAAAAGCTGCAACTCGTGGAACTCATGTACATCATATGTGTGAAGACTATCTAAACAATATGCATTTGAACTATCCAGATGATTGGAAGAAACATAAACAGAAGTTTTTACCATATGTTCTATTCAAACAACTTAGAGATTCAGTTCTGCAAAAAGTGAATAACATTTATGCACAAGAGTGTGGACTCTATTCTGATAAATATAAGGTAGCTGGTCGTGTAGACTGTATTGCAGAATATAATGGAAAGTTATCTATTATAGATTTCAAAACTTCAACTAAAGAACGAAGTGATGCATGGAACGAGAGTTACTATATTCAGGCGTCTGCATATGCAGAGATGTTTGAAGAAAGAACTGGAATTGAAATCAATCAAATTTGTATTCTAGTTGTCACAGAAGATGGTGTTGTCCAAGAGTTTGTCAAAGATAAGACAGAGTATATACCCTTGCTTTCAGATACCATTAAGGAATGGGAAGAAAAAAATGAAATGGTTATTAGTACTGATATCGCTCAATCTGCATAGTGATGGCACAGCAGACCACTTTATATTTACTAACATGATGTATGATACTGTACAGTCTTGTCAAAGAACAGCACAAGTAAATATAAAAGTAATCGAAGAAGTATCTATTAGAGAGTTTAATGGGCCTTCTAAAGTATATTGTTTCAGAGAAGATAGATTCTTGGATTACATGAAATCACAACCACCAAAACCAGAAAATAAACTTGATATTTAACCTTGACTTTTTACGTTAACTATGGTACATTTATACTATGAATTTCTATACAAACATATCCCAATGGGGTAATACTCTATTACTGCGAGAAGTAGTTAATGGAGAACGACTGACTCGTAGAGTTAAATATAAACCAACTCTTTATGCGCCTGTAGAAAAACCTACAGAGTGGAAGACACTTGATGGTGACTATGTAACTCCAGTAAACTTTGACAGTATGAAAGAGGCAAGAGAGTGGGTTGACAACTATAAGAATCAACCAGAAATGGTATTCGGTAGTACCATGTATCCTTATAACTTCATTGCAGAGTCCTATCCTAATACAGTAGAGTATGATATAGATAAGATACTTATAGTAACGATTGATATTGAAGTAGAATGTGAGAATGGTTTTCCAAGCCCAGAACAGGCAATAGAACCATTACTATCTATTACAGTAAAGAACCACCAGAGTAAAAAGTTTGTTGTCTGGGGTATTGGTAAGTTCAATAACAGTCGTGATGATGTAACGTATGTCGAGTGTGAAAGTGAACTACATCTTATTAAGGAGTTTCTCATATTCTGGGAAAAACATCAGCCTGATGTAATTACTGGTTGGAATACAGAGTTCTTTGATATTCCTTATCTATGTACTCGTATCACTAATCTTTGTGGTGAAGATGAAATCAAAAGACTATCGCCTTGGAGAAGTGTACACTCAAGAGAAGTTTTTCAGATGGGTCGTAAACATCAAGTGTATGAGATACAAGGTGTCGCTCATTTAGATTACTTTGACTTGTATCGTAAGTTTACTTATTCTGCACAAGAGTCTTATCGACTTGACCATATTGCCTTTGTTGAACTTGGTGAAAAGAAAGATGGTAATCCATACGAAACATTTCGTGAATGGTATACAAAAGACTATCAGTCGTTTCTAGAATATAATATTATGGATGTGGAACTTGTAGACAAACTAGAAGACAAGATGAAACTGATTGAGTTATGTTTGACTATGGCTTATGATGCAAAAGTAAATTATATGGATGTACTTGGTTCAACTAAGTATTGGGATATATTGATATATAACTATCTTCACAAGAAAAAGATTGCAATACCACAAAAAAAGAAATCAGAAAAACCAGAGAAGTTTGAGGGTGCTTATGTAAAAGACCCACAAGTGGGTATGCATAAATGGGTTATGTCATTTGACTTAAACTCATTGTATCCACATTTAATTATGCAATATAACATATCAACTGAAACACTTTACTCACAGAAGAAAGTGCCAGATATGTCAGTTGATAAACTACTAGATAAAAAGGTAGACACATCAATACTGAAAGGTGTTACACTTACACCTAATGGTGCATTGTTTAAAACAAACAAAAGAGGATTTTTGCCTGAAATGATGCAATCCATGTATGATGATAGAGTGAAGTATAAGAAACTCTTATTACAGGCAAAGCAAGAATATGAGAATACTAAAGAACCTAGACTACTCAAAGATATTTCAAAATATAACAATATCCAGATGGCTAAAAAGATTTCACTCAATAGTGCATATGGTGCTCTTGGGAATGTTTGGTTTCGTTATTATGATTTGTTGGTTGCTGAAGCAATTACTACTTCTGGTCAGTTATCCATTCGTTGGATTGAGCGTGCTGTTAATCAGTATCTTAATGATTTGCTTAAGACCTCTGGAGAGGATTACGTTATTGCAAGTGATACAGACTCGATATACGTTTGCTTTGATAGACTTGTCAGTAAGTTGTTTACTAAGGGAGAAGAAACTAAAAAAATTGTCAAATTCTTGGATGACATTGCTCGACAGAAAATTGAGCCTTTCATTGAGAAAAGTTATCAATCTCTGCATGAGTATGTAAACTCTTATGAACAGAAGATGGAGATGTCTAGAGAAGTGATTGCAGACAAAGGTATCTGGACAGCAAAGAAAAGATATATTCTCAACGTATGGGATAATGAGGGTGTGCAGTATAAAGAGGCACAACTCAAAATCATGGGTATCGAAGCAGTTAAGTCAAGTACGCCTGCACCTTGTAGAGAAAAGATTAAACAAGGCCTAAAGATTATAATGAATGGTACAGAGAAAGAGATGAATACTTTTATACAAGAGTTTCGTGAGGAGTTTATGAGTCTACCACCAGAGGAGATTGCATATCCAAGAAGTGTAAACGGATTGTCAAAGTTTAGTGACTCTAATGGTATGTTTAAGAAAGGTGCTCCTATACATTGTAAGGGTGCAATACTTTATAATCATCTAGTGAAAGAAAGAAAACTAGGTAACAAGTATCCTTACATACAAGAGGGAGATAAGATTAAATTTATTAACATGAAACAACCTAATCTATATCAATGTAGTGCTATATCTTTTATGACACAATTACCAAAAGAACTAGACTTACATAAGAGTGTAGATTATGAAGTGCAGTTTGAGAAGTCATTTATTGAACCTCTCAATTTTATCTTAACTAAAATCAATTGGTTGGTTGATAGAAGTTATGGAACACAAGGAACATTAGAGGATTTTTTTGGATGATGAATGAAGAACTATATGAAATATTAAGAAAGAGTGTAGACAACAATGGTCTACCAATAATGAATAGTACTATGTTTATTCAAACTACTGAAAAGTATGGTAAAGAGGTATTTCGTAAAACTCTTGCAGAATATATTACAAATGAAAAACCACCATTTCCTCTGAAACAATTTAGTCAAGACAAAGTTGTTCGTGAATTTCATAAACTCAAATCACATGAATGGACTGATTGGATTTCAAAAAGAGATAAAGAAGATGTATTAGAAAAGTATGACGATTACAAGTATCCTTACAGTAAATACGGACTAGGTGTTATTGATGCACCAAGCACATATAATTATATAAGTGACTCGTTTATGAATGACCTAAGACTTGCTTGTGGTTCTTATGGTTTTAAATCTCCAATAGATAGATGGAATCAAGGTGATAATATCTGGGGTGTATTTGGGCCCATATGGAGAGGTATTAATACTGAAAAAGATTTAAGTCCAAGTGTGTATATGTCTGCATTTAGACTTGGTACTTACATTGCAACACAATTTAAACCTACAGTTGCAAAGACCATCTATGAGATGACTGATGCAAAAACTGTACTTGATACTTCTATGGGTTGGGGTGATAGATTAACTGCTTTCTATGCATCTAACGCTACACACTATATTGGTTGTGATCCTAATCCAAATACGTTTGCACGATATAAAAAGATGATTGAGTTTTATGATAAACTTACTGGTGGTAAAAAAACTACACAGATATATAATTGTGGTGCAGAAGATATGCCTTGGGATGAAATCAATAATGTAGATTGTGCATTTACAAGTCCACCATACTTCAGTACAGAACGATACAATGAGGGTGGTGAGAAAGAAGAACTACAGTCTTGGGCAAAGTTTAATGAATATGATGCATGGAGAGATGAA